CTCTATTAAGGCGAGTGGATTATATATGTAGCTGAATAGCTTCATTAGAAGTGATCGACCATTCCGGGCACGGAATATGTTGGCATTGGGCGAGTGACCTTTCCGACAATATAACAGTCGAGAATAAGGTCTGGTTCTGTAGGTGTTGCTACTATACGTTTAATTGGTGGATTGTCTGCAATCCAGTCTGCTGAGAGAGTAGGGCAGTCTGAATAATCTTCTGATAGGTGCCAGATGTCTAAGCTACCGGGTGCTATACTTCTGAATTTGCCGGTGATTTTAGATGGATAGTATCGATACTCTGACCATCTTTCTTGGTATCCGAATATCTGATTATCTTTGAGATTAACTCCATCGGTGCCGGCATTTGTTTGTCCGGATATGAATGAGTTTTCGCCTTCTGCATAGATTTCCTTATTTAGGATTTCCTGCTCTCCAAGGTGTGCAAGTGTAGGCCAATAGAAGTCGTATTTTGTTTTGCGACTAAACATACGTGGTATTCCACGTTGATAAGTTAGATCTGCTCTGAGAGATGCTAGAGTGATGATGACTCCGTGCTCTGTGAATGATTTAGTGTATCCACTTCGTGCTGATACTGTGCCGAATGAGCCGAGTGTGCCTAGTGTGCCGTTTTGTTGATCTGTAGGAGCTGTCTGTGCCACCGGTGTTACTTCTACCGGTGTTGTGCCTCCGCCTAAGTATTCGGGGCGTTGAAGGCGTGCATCCGGGCTTGTGACATTGAAATGTCCTTTAATGATTTCTGTGTATCGTGTTCCGGAGCGTGCATCTTTTTCGAAAAGTTTTTGAAGTTGGAAGGCTTTTCGTAATTCGTTAATAGGTATGCCTGTGGTAGTTGCATAATCTGCTGTTCCTTGTCCAGATGCTACTAGATTCAAAGGAACTAAAGCAGGGCCGGGGCCGTATATGTTAGTTACATTGTGTTTGTTGATTTCTGTGCCAGTCTGAATTTGCTGGGTAAGAGTTTGTCCGTCAAAGTCTATTGCATGAGGGCCTCCTGATGTAGCGTATGGCGCTCTTGGATTATTGGTGAGAATATTAAACTTTAATCCTTCTCCACCGATAGTTGATACGGGTATGCCTGAGATTTGAACTGTTGATGTGCTGCCGATTGGTAGCTCGACTCCGGGGCCTTTTTGTGGAAAGGGCAGGGCACTTGTAAAGTAATCGTGACGTTTTCCCCGGGGAAGAATGTTATATGTGTTTTCTGATAGTAAGTCCGGGCCTTGATCTACTGGAACAGGGACTCTTTGTTGAAGGTTTTGGTCTCTAAAAAATTCATTCCATATGAGGTTGTAACTCCTGTGCCAGTAGGCACTTACAGAAAGTCCGGTTGGGCCTTCTGGTGTAGTTGTTCCGTTGTTGTTTCTGCGTTCTCCACGGATAGGGAGTCCCATATAGTCATGTATTGATCCTGATTGAAATCCATTGCCTGTATCGTCTTTGAGTTGTGGAACTGTAAAGTCTGTAGGGTCTCCGGGATTGAGTTGTTCTCCCATCATTCTTTGAAACTTTTCTTGGACGAGTCGTAGTGGAACAAAGAAGCTGTGAGTATCTAAATATAGATTGTCCATCATTGGTGCGATGGGCGTTGCAAGACGGCCCATCATATTGATGTCTATTACGTCCGTTTGTCCGGGTAAGACTTCTGCTGTGTATATTACATATAAACCCCCCCCGTTAATGGTAGTTTTATGTGTGTGTGTCTGATCGAATGTTGCTCGATTTATCTCTACTTTAGGCACGTTAGAGAATGAGTGCTTCATGATGTTTGCCATAATATTTTTTTGCTTAGATGGAAAAAGCTTTGCTTTTATTGCTATATATCTTCTGAGGCCAGATGGGCCTTGTTTTGTGTGGTTTTTGACTGACTTGGTGTCAGTCGTTACAGTTAATAACAAGTAAAGTAACTGTAACGACCTCGACCTTTATGCTTACTCTGATGGTTGATCAGTTTCCGGGGCCGGTGATGTTTCTGGCTCTGCCGGTGTTGAAGATGCCTCCTGTGCTTCTAATGGGCTAATAAGCCCCATTGATACGGCCTTATCTTGGTTTTCTGGATTATCTATAAAGTCCAGTAATGATGTGACATCGTTGCCGAATGTTTCCCTGACTGAGGATGGTAGTGCTTCAAATGCTGAATTAGCATTGTTTACGATTTCAACGACATTTTGGTAGTCGTGAATTTCTGAGAAATCGTCAAAGAGTGGTTCTCTGTTACCGGATGGTAATATGCCGGTTGATCCTGCTCTTTTAACGATGTTGTTAATATTTACCTCATCTTTGAACTCTTGTTGAGTTAATGATGGTGAATCTTTAAACGATCTGGTGACAGTATCGTGTTTGAATAAAGTCTGGAAGACTTCTGGTATAATTTCGTCTATATGTTTTGTGGCCATAATTTATTTTTCTACGTAGTCTAAGAAGTGCTCTTCTGTGGTTTTTTCTTCTGGTTTAATTTGTGTTTTCCCGTTCATAATGAATACCGGGTCTATTCCTTTAAGTGATGCTGATGTGTCGTCCCATTCACCGACTTTAAATAAGGAGAAATCTTCCGGATATTGATTGAGCATGGTGTCTGGTGTATCACAGGCTTGACTAAATGAACGGGACGCAGTAGCGTCGTTAATTGCGTAATAAGGGTCTGAATAAGTCCCTGCTTTTTGATCTTTGAATGAATAAGCATTTTTTTTCATATATCTTTGTTTATGTTGATTTATGTTGATTTAGGTTGATTTTGGTTTTCTGTAAATCGCTTACTTAGAACGATTTATGAAATTGTGTCGCACAATATATAGTATGTGAAATTTGTTGATGATCAATAACTTATGAAATTTAAAGTAATTTTGGTTTCAAATCTAGTTACTAAATGCATTTAATAACAAATTAATGAGCTCTGGTGATAGTTGTCCACCAGAAAAAGCGATTAAAATTAGAATTAGTGCTTTTTTGGGTGATATTGACTCAAGATTTTTAAGTTTTAGCAGTAATGTGCATAATATTTTCATGTTTTTAGTTATCTTTTTTGAGTTACTGATTTAACGAACATTTCCTTTTCGTATAATCTGTCTAAGTTTTCGTAATCTTCGTTTTCTCTGGCTTTCTTAAATCGGTTTGCCTTGATAGTGATATACGTTTTTTCGTTTTCTTCTTTGAATTTTCTATCATAGTAAGAAGGCGGTTTCATTTCTTTGCCGTTGATGATAGTGTAGTCGTTTAGATATATTTGATCTTTATATTTATAATAAAAGTCTGATCCGATCCCGGGCCTCCGGGACATGGTTGCAAAGGGTTGTTGAATTTTGTCGTGAATTTGTTCTGGAGTAGTAGGAGAGAGTTTAGATTCGTTGTAAACTTTTGTAGTATATTTTGCTATATATTTTGCTGTATCGAAATTAGCTTCGCCTATTTCTGAATTGCCATAGGGCCATAATTTTTCGAGTGATGGACTCCGATATAATTTTTTGTTTTGTTCGGATTTCCTCCAATATTTTTTGTCGTGGAATTCGTGTCCGAATATAATTGCGTGATGATGAGGCCGGTAGTTTTCTGTTTTCTTGTCTCCGTATTCTCCACAATGAAAGTAGCGTATTTTAGATCCGTATTTTTTTCGCAGACGTTTCATAAATTTTTGAAAGTCTGTTTTGTTTAATTCTATTGCTTGATTGTGGTCTTCGATCCTTAGATCGTCATATGTTAATGTAATAAATGTATTTTCTTCGTTGGTTCTCATTTCATGAACACAACGAATGGCCCAATCTTTTTGTTTATTGATTCTGCATCCTATACATTGACCGCATGGTAATTCTAGTGGTTTGTCTATACATCCAATTTTAGCTGAAAAGCTAACGCCTCCCCCGGGCTTTGAGTAGGCTTTTAATGGATGATAACATGGCATTAGAGTCTAATACCGCCACGCATAATAACATCTACTGTGTTATAGCGATGTGTTTTGTCTGCTGTGCGAGTGAACCTTTTACGTCCACTTCTGCCTATATTGTATCGTTTCATGATTATTTTTATTGTTAGAAGTAATAACGGCCTCTAGTTGATTGCCGGTTACGTTGTGAAGCTGTGCGTAGTTTTTGCTTGTTTACGTAATATCTACGTTTTGCAGTTACAATTAGAGGATCAAGTGTGCCTCCGTCGTATTTTTTGGTTTTGTTTCTGTAATCTCTTGATCCACCGGATTTATTTTTATGCGGTGTGTTGCTTTTAAATTGATTGTTCCACCAAGGTTTAAATGAGGTATTTACCCAATTATATAGGTTTAAGGTTGGATTGCGTCGTGGTATCATGGTTGTCCAAAGCCGATTTTTTTAGCTGATCGTTTTGCTGAGTGTGATGCTATGCGACCGGCTACGCCTCCGCTGATTATACTGCCGACTGTGCCGGTGTATCCACTTGCTCCGCCTCTAAATTGTTCTGCTTTTGTTGCTAGTGCTCCCTTTGTGAATTCGTCAGATAGTTTTCTATCGTTTGTCCGAATTCGTGCATCTTCTTTAGCTGAGTGTGCTGATGCTCTAGCGATTGCTACTTGTTGCCTTTGTAATGCTAAGTTGCCAGGGCTTTCCATTGTTGCCATTGCTCCGCCAGGGGAGGAGGCCCCCCCCCTGTGAATATGCGAGCATAGGGTTTAAGCCTGCTTTTTGAAGGTCTTTCATAGACCTTTGATAAGCTGTATTTGACATTCTCTCTTGGAATGCCATTTGGCCTTTTGCTGAATTTCTGTTGAATAATCCACTTATTAGGCTTCCGCCTATTGATCCTACTGCATCCCAGAAATGATGGATGAGTGCTAGTCGCTCTATTAAGGCGAGTGGATTATATATGTAGCTGAATAGCTTCATTAGAAGTGATCGACCATTCCGGGCACGGAATATGTTGGCATTGGGCGAGTGACCTTTCCGACGATATAACAGTCGAGAATAAGGTCTGGTTCTGTAGGTGTTGCTACTATACGTTTAATTGGTGGATTGTCTGCAATCCAGTCTGCTGAGAGGGTAGGGCAATCTGAATAATCTTCTGATAGGTGCCAGATGTCTAAGCTACCGGGTGCTATACTTCTGAATTTGCCG